ACCTACCAGTAAACCTCTAACCTCTGCCCTGTCAGCTTCAGAACCAGTCTTAACAGGGAACCTCCACCTAGCACCATCTACCCTGCGACCTCTACTACCAGTATTGTCAGACTTGAAGGAGAAGGACTTAACGTAGGAACCCGACCAGATAGGAGACTCATTTATAGCAAAGTTAGCCATCTCAGTGAAGTAATCTTCTAGCTGATCATTTGTAGCATCTTTAACCTGCTCCTTAATGTCATCAAGAACCTTAAGGTTGTTTATAGTGATCTGTGCCACAATTCTACTCCCTTACTTGACAAATGTAACAAACTATGTTATCACCACTATACAAGGTCTGTACGGAGATTACTCGTACTGTATCACCTATGCCAACAAACAAGTCACCTTCGTCAGGGCTAGGTAAGGTTGCACCTGAGGTATCATAAGCAGAAATTAAGGCTTTCCTGTCGCCCCTGACTATGTTATCCGTAGTTAGCTCTGTCAGTTTGTACTCTGCCATATAAGCCTTAACGGAGTAGTCTGTAGTCGTACTACTAACTGTACCTGTGCTAGGGCTGTAGGAGCCTGCTGTAACCTTCCTTAGGGTGACTGACCTACCAAACTCTCTGATTAGTCCTCGCATATCGTTACTGAGCATGGTGGCAACCTCTTAGCTATAACCATCTGTATCTTGGGGATTAAGGAAACGGTCTCTACGGAAGGCAGGCTCTACTCGGTCTGTATCACTACGGACAACGCCAACTCGGGTCTTACTAATGCCACCAGCTTTGATACCTATCTGGGCACCTGACTGTTTAGCTTTAGCAGTCAACTGTAGTGTCAAGGACGTATAATGCTTGTATAGGTCACTGTAGTGCGCTGTAAGCTGTCCATCCAACTCCAAGGTAGCCTTACTAGCATACTTAGAGGCTAAGGTACGAGCTACGTGAGAGGCTGTTATATACACGTTATTATTAGATTCAGACAGAGAAAAGTTAATCTCTTCGTTCTGCACTTGCTGGTTGTCTGTATCGTTATCACCAACTAAGTAGCGTACAGTGTTTAGGCGACCTGAAGCTGTGGTCGTATTTAAGTCTGTCGGGTCATATGACCACATTTAATTGCCCTCCATAGAATTTGACTTCTTTCTGTTCAAGTCTCCACGTAAAACTTGAAGATTCCAAGGTACGTGTAAACCACACACGTTTTCCCCTTTTAGCGGTAAGATATGGTCTACGTGATATTCTTGACCCGTAACTTCCGTCATAAGTTTAGCAAGTTCATAAGTTCTAAGTATATGGGCTTTTTGAGGGCCGTTTAACCAAGGGGGTGCCGCTTGAAGTTTGTAGGCCCTCCGTTTGGCTTGCGCAGCAGCGTGTTTATCGGGGTTACTTTTTCGCCACCGTCTGCTGTAGGCGTTAACACGATCTCTGTTGGAGTCCTGCCACGTTCTCTTAACTTTAAGCCTATCTTCTGCGTCACGCCTATCGTAACACTCTTTAGCGTTTCTGATGGCACACTCTTTACACCACCTAGCGAGACCGTGAGGTTTGCCTTTGTGCTTATGAAAAGAGTCGAAACTTTTAACAGTATCGCACTTAGAGCAACGCTTCTCCATATCAGGTCTCCTAATTTATTAATCTTTTAGCACTTGATCTCGGAACTTGTAGTAGTCATCCTCAACCCAAGTATTCTTACGGAGCCACGAGCGAATTAGGCCACGCTGTTTATCGTCAATCTTAGACTGTCGGCATCGCTTGTCTTGGAACTCTTGTGCAGTAGAAGTTCTCTTCTTGACTACACCATTAAGGAGAGTTACCATAGTAAGCAGTTGCTCAGAGTTCATCTCACTGAGTCTGTCGCCAACCTTATTCTCTTTCTCTAATTCTGTGTTGTGATACAAATAACCAGCGGCATACATGGTATAAATCTTATACTGATCTAACCGACGCTCTTGCCAATTAAAATGTTCTCCTCTAGTCCAATTCTTATTGGCAGCACTAAAGGTGTTCTTCACGAATACGGGCCAGTCAACCTGAAACCCAAGGTATGTAGGGTGCATAATGTTTCCTAATTATATCTGTTACGGTATATTATAATTGGGTTGAACCCCAAGCCTAAGCTCAGGGTCCACCATTAGTAAGTAACTATTAAGCTACAATGTCTTTGAAGAAGTAGCCCAAGTCAGCACCGATAACCTTCATGTCATCCGAACACTTAACTTGGATCATCTCAGCAACCTGCTGGCGTTTCAGAGCATCGTCCGAGAAGGATTCAACTGTGATACCCAGACCACTAACACCGGGGATTGAGTCCCAAGTGAAGATAGCGCCCGAAGCTGGTGTCTTAAGGCCCATCGAAGAAGGCTTGTAGGCCAACATAGCGTGTTTACCACCGATGAATTCAAAGTTATCTGCAATACCCTCTTTAGCGTCATTGTAGACAGCTTCCATAACGAGGAACTGCTCAACTTCAAAGATTTCAGCCAACTTAGCATCTGTGATCAATGCAGGGTTAGAGACTGTAGAGCCACCATTCAAACGGGCAAGAATGTCAGGGTGGTTAATCAGGATGTCACGGACTTCCTTACCGACGACCATACAGTTAGGCTTGTAGCCGCCAGACTTAAGCTGCATCTGACGACGAGCGTTAGTCATGTCAACGATTGGAGTAGAGTTCGTGTAGTCCGACCAGTAAACAACTTCACCAGCACCAACGGAACCGGAAGCATCACCTGCGACCTCAGTACCCCAGACGCCAGTCTTGAAGAATGTGTCAGCCCAACGAACTTCACGGTCAATAAGGACTTTCTCGATCAAGGTATTAGCACCCTGAGAACGGAACTCCAGCATAGTGTCTTCGTTAGCAAGAGTTTGCTCATCAAAGTCCATACCAAGGCCACGAACTTCAGCGTAGTAGTTGTCATTCGAGATGGTCATACCGACGCGATTAACTTCTGTACGAGGTGCCAGAACTTTTACGTCCCCATGACGCATACCTTCACGGTCATACTTGTAGAATTTATTAGATTGCTTATCTACAGAGACAGTACCAAAAACTCGGTTAGCAACAAAGTTATCGAGGCTCTGGGCGTAAGCAACAGTAAGGTTAGTCAAAGGCACATCAAGGTGTACCTGAGAAGGGGTCAACATAGGCATAGTATTATTTTCCTTTAATTAGGTTACGCAGAAGCGTTGCCGCCTTGGATCAAAAAGATTTCAATCTTCTGGTTCACAACACCAGCTTCACGAGCGTAGCCCATGATGATGTCAGTAGAAGTTGCATCTACAGCACGACCAGTCGCGTCAGTAGCGACAGCACCACCATTAGTTACAGTGCCACCAGCTTCGACAATAACGGAGCCTGACACAGTGACAGTAACAGCGCGATTGTTTTCCTCTGCTACAGTAAGGACACCGATGCAGTTTTCACCAGCAGAGTCAGCCAGATCAACTTTACCGTCAGCCTCAAGAGTTACGAATTTGAATTGTGCAGTGGAGAGGTTTTCTCCAGATACAAAGGTGAGGTTATCACGCGATTGCATAGTAGCCATTAGTTAGTCTCCTTTATAGACTTGTGCGATAAGGGATTTACCTTCTGAGGTCTTAGCGACAGCCGCATAAGCCTTGGCGTAATCCTTCTTGGTCAGGCTGTTCTCGTCCATGTGAGCCTTAACCATGTGTTCTAGTTTGTCGTTAGCGGAAGCAAAGCTACCATCTACATCCGACTTACCAAGCTCTTCCATCTTATCTGAAAGGGCAGTATCAGCAGCCTTAAGAGCAGATTCGAGTTCTTCTTGGTTGTCTGACTTAGACAATGCCAACAGAAGGCCCTTAGCAGCATCTACAGCGAAATGTGGCAGGGTTTCTTCAGCACGTTTAGTCAGGGCCATATCAGCTTTCTCAATCTCAGCAGCTTCGAGAGCCTTAAGGATCGGTGCTGGAATATCAGCCTTATTAATCTTCTCACCTTCGTACTCGACAAACTCCTCAGGAGCTTTCTTTTCGATAGCTTCAGCTTTAATAATGTAGCCTTCTTCAATCAGACCTTTGCGGAGACGTTCGTTCTCTTGGGTGAGCTTCTCAGCGTCAGCCTTAAGAGTTTCAATCTCAGCAGTAAGTTCTGCACTAGGATCAGCGTCAGCCTTTTCCATGTCGTAACCTATAGCTTTCATAGCTTCAGGCTTGCCGCAGGAGTGCTTCTCCATATAGGCTTTAATCTTAGCGTTCTGTTCATCAGTCATCTTTACGACGTCCTTTTCTTGGTGTCGCTTAAAGAGCGTAAGCAGCGCCTCTTGATTAGCTGGAGTATCAACCAAACTAACCTCTTCAAGCTGTAGGTTTTCAAGCAAGGTTGTCATGTTTGTTTCCTTTGCTCATGTTAATGTCTGAGGGCAGCACTTGTAAATTCCAGGGGACATGCAAACCGCAAACGTTCTGCCCTTTAAGCGGGACAATGTGATCTACGTGATAAGTTTGGCCTGAGACCGATTGAAGGTCTTTAGCCAACCAGTAGATATTCTCTATATCTCTCTTTTGTTCTAGAGTGAGCCATTTTGGGGTTGCCTGCTTAACCTTACGCATCCGCGTTGCAAGATGTACAAGTCTTAGATTTCACGCTTGGTTGCCTTTCCACCGATAGAGAAGCCTGAGAACTGACCCTTCTTAGCCGCCTCCCAAGTCTCATCACAGTGGACCTTAACGGCAATCATCCACCCCTCTCGGTCAGAACTGATTCCAAAGGAGTCCATAACCTCTTTTGTGAAAGGCATCGAGTGAACAATGGTTGTTGTTGGCTCACCTTTGTGCATAGTAAGGCCGTTACGAGCGCCAAGCATGAACTCGGTTGCAGCCTTTTCCATAACCTCAGGACTGATAACATCCCCTTGACGGTCAACTACAGGCTCCCCACCTTTAGTCACAACAGAGGCATATCCGTAGATAACCCTCTGCTCTTCGTCCATCTTGGTAATTTCGCCGCGAGATTCTACAGATTTTGTCATTTGTCCCACAGAGGTTCCTTTCTCCCACATGCGGCAAGACCAGTATCGGGCGCTAGTCTTATCTGTTGCTGTGTCACATGAGTGTCGAGACCGGAAGTTAGCCCTAGCCTTAGGGTCATCCCTACGGATTTCCATGTTAGGATCACCGAAGGTAACTTTCTTAGTCTTGTCGCCATCCTTGACATAAACTCCGAACTTCTTTGAGCTACCCTTAGGTAATCGGAAAGGTTTGTTCAGGGGTTTGTCAGCTTTATTGATTTCATCCTCTGTTGGGAGGGTATCTGGATCATACATTAGCCTTCCTCTTCTTCCTGATCTTCTGCCTCTACCTCAACAACCTCTTTAGTTGGGGCCATAGCAGCCTGACGTGCCAACTCAAGTGACGCATCATACTTCTCACGATCCAACTTAGGAAGTTCAGCATTATGAAGGAGGGCATCAACAATCTCAGGTTGGTCAGCCAAGTTAATGTCAGCACCGTTAAGATTACGAAGG